TTATTCTTTGCGACTCCTGACTAGCAGTGATATAATAACAGTGTCTTGGGTTATTAGCTCAGTTGGGAGAGCGCCTGCTTCGCATGTAGGAGGTCGCCGGTTCAAGTCCGGCATGATCCATTAAATGGGTGTTAACTAGTTATAATCGTGTTTAAATTCCCAGCATTATAGGATTTATGTATTATGTGGTGTATAGCTAATTTCAATAAATCGTAAAAAAAGAGAATCAAAAAGAGGATCAAAAAATCTTCTGGCAGTGAGTGGCTGTTACTCAATCGAGTAGCAGTTTTTTTGTGCAAAAAAAGACCAGCTAAGCGGGTAGCGAATCCTCTTTGCTGGTTTTCTTGGTGTACATCTAGTTACATGTCTCTTGATTTTATAATAGCTTAATTCAATCAGATAATCAATAAGCGCCAGTAATACATTAACTTTCAAGTTGGTTTAACAACTTGTTATACTCTCTTTTAACTTCTCCATAATTAAAAAATAAGTTTTGAGTAGAATTAGGCTTTTTACTCCACTCTACCGTTTTCGCCGCTACAACTGTTGCTAAAGCTATTCTTTTTTCTTCTTCACTTAGCATAAAATAACCTCACTTTTTTATTTATTATACATCACTTTAAATTCTAGCAACGCATGATTTTTCATGTAATTAAACTTGCTCTTTGAACATTGCCACATCTGGCAACACTCATCTACTGAATACCGCTTATTTATCACATAATCAACCAATATAGCTCTATAAGGCTTATTAACCGCATTAATCGCATCTTCAACTTGTTTTAATTTGTAACATAGGTCTACATGATTAACCATGCTGATTTCTACACCGTTTTTTCTTGTATGTGCTGGTGCTGGGCTTAATGCTGGGCTAGATACTTGACTAAATCGGCTAATATCACGCTTTAGCCGTGCATAGTCCTTTAAAATCGCTTTAATATGTTTTATTTCTTGTTTCATAGCTATCCCTCCAAAAGGATAACGGATATATGTAAAGAAAAAACAGGGATTTTCACCCTGCCTAATGTAAATAACTTAAATACAGCTTGGATCGAAGCTATACCAAACTGCAAAATTTGCTGCAAGCTCAACTTAAATATACAAAATCATACTAAAGACGTTTTAATAAATGTTTATCTTGAAACCCAAGCCGCCACCTACAAAAAATTAATCAAGGTCACAAGCTGCGCACTTCTCGCACTTTGAACCGGTGTAAACAAGCAGTTTTTCGACAAAAGCCAAATATCAAAGCCTTTTTTGTAAAGCTTTATCATCACTTTACACCTTGATTATAACATTTTTTTAAGTAAAATGCAAACATACGTTCGTATTAATCAGTGCTAATTAGTCCTCTAAGCTGCTGAATCATTGATACAACTTGATATGGTGTTTTTACCATGTCGGTAGTTCTGTTCTGATACCAAAATTGCGTTAAAAGGCTAATTGCAAACTTAAATTGCGGATAACTGGTTAAATCTGCGGTTGGATTGACTGCATTTTGTACATATGCCGTTGCATTGTCAATATAGCTTTGAATCATATCATCATCATCTGTTACATCAATTCTAAGACTTGTTTTAATGTCTGCTGGTGTTAATGCTGTATATGCCATACTTTTATCACTCCTAAAATTTAATATTAATATGTATAGCGCCAATTAAGGCGCTTATTTAACTATTTGCCCGTTGTTGCTGTTCCTAATGCAATAACAACCGCTGCATCTTTTGAAATGATTTCATAATCGTTTCTAACAATGACTGATAAACCTTGGCTGTACTGATCGAACTGATCCCATTGTGCGGTAGTTTGATTTCTGCGGAATACTGCAATAGCTTGGCTTAAATCACCGCAAATAACTGGAAATGTACCGTCTGAATTATCTGCCAGTAAAGCATTGGAAATAACTGCCACTGGTGCGCCTAAAATAGCAAAGCCACTTGGTGCAGTTACGTCTGGCTGTAATAAATAACGACCCTCGCTATCTTTCAAAGTGTCAAGGTAGTTAAATGCTGATTGATTTACTAACCACATCTTATCTAAGGCTGGGTCAAGTGTTACATTGAATACTTTTTTCAGATCATCAATGCCCGCTGCTGTTGTATGAGCAAAATTGTCGTTTGAACCAGTTTTCCCTGTCAATAATGCTAAAATCTGGCTGTTATCGGTGTTATCAACTAACTGTTGCATCTGGTTCTTGACCTCACCCACAATGTCAACTTCGGAATCGTCAACAACTTCATTAGATAACGCAATCTTACCAGCACGAGTTTGTACGTCAAACGGTACGTCTGTGAACATATTAGCGTTAATATCGCCAATAGCTGCTAACTCGGCTTTAGTTGCTAAAACTGCGGTTTGCTGGCTTGTAGAAATAGGGTATTTACCTGAACCACTGGAAACCTGTTTAACAGTTGCATATTGCGCAAGGTTATATTTTGACTGTTTAAGCTGAAATACTGGTGTAATTAGTTCTTCGGGGATAACTGCGGCTGCTCCGGTTGTTGTTAAGCCGTCACGTAATTCGCCACGGCTGCGAATATAATCTTCAAAAGAACGCAACTCTGTTTTAGTTTCCTTGTTGTCTTTTGGATCAATAATTGTTTGTTCTGTCATATCTTTTTTTACCTCTTTCTTTTTATTGATAAATTTTTCATAACTACGTGTATCAACTTGAACATTAGTATCGTTATACGCTGGAACAGCGACCACGGATACATCAAACAAGCTTTTAACTTGATTAATGGTTCGTGTAATATTACCATCATCATCTTTAGCCCATGTGTCACTACCATCATTTACTTCAAAGCCAAAACTGCAACTATCTACATTACCGCTTTGAATTTCTTCGTAAACATCATTAGCGAAACTTGTATTAGGCAATTGGGCTGTAAATGCTAACCCTTTGTTGTCTGGTGTTAATGTCAATGTACCAGCTTTAACACTTGCTAATACTTGCGTGTAATCGTGATTATTCAACATTAAAACGTCTGATAAATCTACATTATCCAGTGCGGTCGGGGCAACTATTTCTGTAAAGCCGCCTAAATCCTTGCTTGGTGAGTTCCAAACAATTGCATAACCTGAAATAATTTTGCCTTGTTGGCTTTGATCATCTGGCTGCGGCTGTTGTGTCTGGCCGTCTGTTGGCGTTGTTTCTGGCGTTTCAGCTTGTGACTGTTGTGCCCTCAACTCTGCTTGAATAGTCAATCGTCTATCCATTTTGTTCACTATTTTCAGCTCCATTCTTATTTATATTTACAAATATGTTTCCATCGTCTGTTGGTGGTAATCCTAACTTGGATCGTGCTTCATTTCTTGTTAAAATTCCACCGCCATAGCCATTAACTGCCAGCGCTTGTTGATCCTGTGGGTCAAGGCTAAGCAACTTATCAGTATTAAAACTTGAATTAATGCCTAGCTTAAAATCTAGCTCACTAGTGAAGCAGTCAAAATAATGCTGCAAAGTACTTTGAAGATATGTCATGTTACTTTGCTGGCTATTTGAGTGGTCATTTTCAACTCCTAAGCGCTCAACTGGTAACTGAAACGCTTCGGCTATCTGGCGAGTAGTCCAATCATTAGAATTAACCAGTTTCAAAACATCTGTATTGATTGGCAAATTAGAAATATCCATATCATCACTAGTTACAACGGTATTTAAAGCCCTATCGCCAGTAGTAGCATTGTCGAACTGCTTGCGGATATTTTCTTTTGCGTCTGGGCTTAAATCTGTTTGGTGCAATTTAACAACTGTCGTTCCATGTATGCCCTGATTAAAGAAACCAGTTAATAAATTATTACCAGCTTTAGCAATCTGTCTAACATCTTTCAACGCATATAACGGACTAATGCCGCTTACTCCATTTTTAGCAAAATATTTAAAATGTAAGATACTGTCAGGCGCAATCTGCTGGCTGTTTCGACCATTAGGCGAATAACTATACGCTAACTTGCCTGTCAAGTCGTCTTGTTTAACAGTAACTTGATTATTTGGTAAATATACCAGTGTATGATTGTTTTTGATCCACGCAAAA